GGACTCGTGGCATGCTGCCTTATACTCAAGGATTATGAACGCCCTCTTGCAGGGCAGGATTAAGACTAAGGTCAAAGGTGGCCATATAACGCTGTCGATTGACGGCTGGATGTCCTCTGGAAGGCTTGACACCTCCCTCACGGACATCTTGCTGATGTGCTGTATGGCTTACATGTTCATCATTAGCTTACCAATTTTCGTAGACTTCCTTGACAATGGTGATGATTGCATTTTTAATGTTGATCGTTGCCATTCTAAACAAGTCGATGGATTCGTGCCATTTGCTGGCCATTTTGGCTTCCCTGTCAAGTTGGAACCGCCGGCTTATAGCATGGAAGAGGTGGAATTTTGTTCGACCCAGCCTCTTTGGCTGGGGGATCGCTGGAGGATGGTTCGCCCTCCCATCGCTGCTATTTCTAAGGACCTGATATTTCCGCGCACCTTCGGGAGCGAAGTGGAATTGAGGAAACATTTATATTGCATTGCGAAGGGCGGACTTGCTCTAAACCCAAACGTCCCTGTTATGACAGCGTTTTACAACTGTTTGTTACGACACTCACTCAAATCTACAACCAGGCTTCCTATTTGGGGCTCTTTGAATAGCCTGGTATATGAGCTCGACAATGATAAGCTTGAAAAGATCAGCCTTGAAACTCGATCTTCTTTCGCTTCCATGTCGGGCATCCCCCTAACAACCCAAAAGAGCTTGGAGTCGTACTTTGCCAAGCTTCTTCTCTCATTTGAGGGAGGTCCGGTCCATGTGAATCCTTTTGCTGGACTATTTGTGCCAATTCCTAGGCGGGCTAGTTCCGCGGGTGGCTCTCTGCATTGAATTCGGCGTTTAAGAGAAATCGCGACCGTCTGCATTGAGTAACAGGCCAGCATGGGGCCCCAGCGATCCTGGAATCCATGCAAGTAAGTTGGGCTAGTAACCCCGCATCCGGTACTGAACTCGGATCGCCCCACCAGGCTCACATCGGCCGGTGACGGGTTAGAAATTGATGTGCGAAAGGAAATAGAGAAGCTCGCCGTGCTGAGAAGGAAGCACGGAACGCTGATCGTCTTGCGGTAAAGGCGGTAAGAAAGGTCGATGAACTCACTGGAGATCATCTTCCAGATGGTATTGAGAGACTCCTGGGTGAACTTCTTGGAGGTGGTGTGAACGCGGGCTTAGGCCTTGCGGCTGCCTCCGGAATTCCCGGGCTCTCTACTATCGGGGGTTTGGGAGGCCTCATTAGTGGTGCAGTCGGGTTCATTTCGAAACCGGCTAACGCCCGGGGCCATCCGTTGGTCGCTGTTCGCAAGAACCCCGGTCCCCTCCACATTGCTAACAAACCCATGGGTGTGCGCAGTGATATGACGGTCAACAGATCGCACTTCCTGCCACAAGTCCTCAAAACCGGTGCTCCGTCAACTACGGTTGCGTTGAGCCCCGACGTCCAGGTCAGATCCTTTGAGCAAGGAGAAGACGTGCCCATGGGAGGCATGAATGCTCACACGGAGACAGTTCGTGTCTTCATCGGCCAGCTCCCGGTCGCCGCTACATACGGTGATATTGTTGCTAGTTTCCCGCTGGACCTCCTCGCGGGGGTCCTCAAGGGGACCAAAGCTTCATACATTGCCCACGAGTGGGACTTGGTGTGCTGGTGCGCCGCGTCGTTGATTTACTTTCCGACTGCGGCTGCCACCGAATCGGGTGGCATCCTTGCGGTTTCGTCCCCTGATCCTACAAGAACTCTGTCC